ATCGAACTCACCAGAGATTTACCGGCAAAAGGAGAGGTCTTTATAAGCACGGATGGGGGTAATCAGTATGAAATCCCGGAAATAGATCGCTGGGGCCTGCTCCGGAAGGCTGATAAAGCAGATAAGCAGTACAAAGTAACCGGGGTAGCGGTAAAGTATGGGCGTGGATATTCCCGGATCCTGCAACATCCCGGAACAAATGACACAAAGATGATTAGTAACTCCATCACAGAAATGATATGCCTAAAAGAAATGGATACAGCAGTAGAAAGTCAGCCGATTGGGCCGGTTTTAAGAGAGGATAACCAAACAGTTGTGTATTGGAAAAACAATGTCTGCATATTAGCAGCATGCATAATTGATCCACAAGAATACACAGCGGAGCTGCTACGTCTATTGAAAAATTTGGAACTTGAGTAAAGAAACGGCGAGGCAGGAGGACATATGAACAAAATCATACTAATGGGCCGCCTTACAAGGGACCCGGAAATTCACTATACCGGAGATGACCGCACCATGTGCGTTTCAAAATTCTCCTTAGCAGTAGATAGGCGTTTTAAACGCACTGGTGATTCTGTAGAAGCGGACTTCTTCAACTGCACCGCTTTTGGAAAACAAGCGGAATTCGTCGAGAAGTACCTAAAGCGGGGAACGAAGATCCTTCTGAGCGGTCGTGTACAGAACGACAACTACACAAACAAAGAGGGGCAAAAAGTATATAGCATGCAGATCATTGTGGAAGAGATGGAATTCGCGGAAAGCAAGAATGCCTCTTCCGGCAAGGCTGAACCGCAGTCCGGTGATGGATTCATGAACATACCGGGCGGCATGGAAGACGAGGAATTACCGTTTTGCTAGAAAGGGGAAAATGAGCTTGAACTTATAAATCGCAAAGGAGGGGGATGGAGCGCAAGTGGCAGGTAATAATGTGGGGCAGGAAAGGTACTGGACAAAACAAGAAAAAGAGTACCTGGAAAAGAACTGGGGTGTCATGTCCGTCGGCACACTGATGAAAAGGCTTAATCGATCCGAATACGCAATTATAAATGCCAGGCAACGTATGGGGCTGGGAGCCTTCCTGGAAAATGGTGATTACGTAACATTTCATCAGCTTTTGATCGCTCTTGGTGTTAACGGTGGATACGGATACAAGCCGATATCGTGGATAGAGAACAGAGGCTTCCCCATCCACAGAAAGAGGATCAAAAGCAATTCATTCCGGGTGGTGTATTTAGAGGAATTCTGGATATGGGCGGAGAAGAATTAAACTTTTTTAGATTTCTCCAAATTTGAGGAATACGCTTTAGGCGCGGAGCCGGAGTGGGCGAAAGCGAAGAGAAAGCGTGATTTTGAGAGGAGCCAGAAAATTAAATCAACTCCCTGGAGCGACGCAGAGGATAAGCATCTGGAAAGGCTGTTGAAAAAATACCAGTACAACTATGACGATCTGTCCAAAATGCTTGGACGGACAGTCGGAGCCATACAGCGGCGAATTTGTGATCTTGGATTAAAAGAGCGCCCCCTCAAGGCAGAAAATCACATCAAGTGGACAGAGGAAGAGTTTGTAACACTGGGGAAGTTAATTAAAGCTGGTAGCAGCTACGAAGAAATGGCGGATGTGATCGGGAAATCCTCAAAAGCCATCCGGGGGAGAGTATACTCCCTCTACTTGACGGAAAATCTGGATAAGGTCAGAGGATATATAGGATCCGGTACCTGGGGAGACAATCGGCCCGAACGGAAATTAAAGCAACGGAATCTTATGAATTTGAGTGAGAAAGAACAGATGAAGGATGCGATGACAAGGTTTGCGGCGATTGTCCACCACCAGTACAAGCAGCACTTCGAGGAATCGGATTATTGGCAAAAAGATATGTGCCAGATGTGGGATGGACATTGCACAGCTGGGGAGACCGACTGTGACAGCTGCATATCCTTCCAGCGGATCCGGCCACAGACATGTAAGCAGTGCGGAGGAACATTCTACGAGCGGGAGACAGCAACGATGAAGCGAGGGAGCGGATGATGGTAAAGGTCAACATAAATGAAAATTTTTCATCTTGTGATTCCTCGGACGGAACAAGAACATAAAGAGCATTAAAGTATGTAACCCCGAGCGGGGGTGGCAGGGATGGACAACGCTCAGGTTGTGCGACAAATGTATAGCAGAATTGATTGATAGGGTGATGGAAGCAGATACATAAAACATGAAAAGAAGGGGTAAGAGTAGTCTATTTCATATTAGGATCTCTTATAACTTTCACAGCGGTTAGAGCCATAGCATAATTGACGAAAATAGCCGCATGCTTGATTTGTGCAGGAACCAGAATCACCCAAATATGCACATCTTATACGTCTTCTTCTGCTACCAGAAGAAGTGGAAACACGGTGTTTTTCAATATGCCAACCCTCACCAAATAATTTTGCATGAGCATTATTTAAATCTTTATGCTTTGCCATAATAGTCTCCTTCCAAGATGATTTATTTGATTATACAACAAATACCAAAATAAGGAAATAAATAAAGGAGAAAAAATTAAAATGACTGAATATTTAGAATTTCGATGCTGCATGTGTCCGAATATAGGTACACAGAAAACCGAATGCCCAACAGGGCTATTGAAGTATGCAGTAACCCCGTGTCGGTTTGTAAAGACCTATAGAGATGAGCAAGGATGGATGTATAAGGTGATGTCGGGAATTGGAGATGATGTATTTAAGGCATGCTACCAGAAACCAGAGAAGGGAGGGTGGAAAGGAGTGCCGAAGCTTCCGTGGCAGGAATCGTTTGACGAGGCACAAAGCGATCTGAATGCCTATGCAAAGCGGCGGGGATGGGAGGAATCATAGAATGAATCAAACAGCGGAGCGACAGAAGGTTAAAACCGTCCTTGATCGAGAATTCCACGAGCTAATAAGCAATTTGCCCGGTTGCTTGCGTGATCTATACAAGGAGCAGTGGGACATCTACAATGAAGTCGCAAGAAAACACTTTCTTGAATACTGCGACAGCAACAAATGTATTCGGGGAAAAGATTTTGTGGTTAGTGCATTGAATAAAGGCTGGCACGAGGGATTCTGCCTTGAATGTGCCTTTAATCCATATAACTTTTGTGTAAATGAGAATTGAGGATTTTATAGGGAGGTAACCAAATGACATACGCAGTAGACTTTGACGGAACTCTATGCGAGGATTGCTATCCCTTTATAGGAGCGTCCAAGCAGGAGGTAATAGATTTTATCCTTGCAAAGAAGGCAGGAGGACACAAATTAATTCTCTGGACCTGCCGCAAAGGATCACACTTGACAGCGGCAGTGGAGTGGTGCCGGTTGCGCCGGATAACGTTTGACGCAGTCAACGAAAATCTACCGGAACATATCGCCTTGTATGGTGGAGATACACGAAAGATATTTGCTGATTATTACATAGACAATAAAAACTTGGATTTGTTTGACTTAAGAGCGCGAAGAAATTGGCAGGAGGACTTAAAGGAGAAAAAGGAGCGGATATAGGTTGGAGGAGAAAGATGAAACAGGAAATATTTGATTTTATCGATATGGGACCAGAAAATGAGAGATCACCGGAGGACCAGAGAGCATTTGAGGAGTGGAAAAAGCAAAAAAGCGAAGCCAGAGCAAAATTCACAACGCTACAAAACCAACCTTATGCCTTGAAGGTACGGAGAGCAGAACTGAGGGCATATGAGTTCATCGCAGAAATGGATAAAAGAGAATGTAATGCCCATGTAAGTGTTGGAGGACTGGACAGTATTACATTGCTCTTGTTCCTACGGAAAATCGGCATTGATGTTCCGGCCATATCAGTATCTGCCATTGAGGACAAAAGCATCCAGAAAATACATGAAAAATTGGGTATTGAGACTGTAAAGACATATAAATCCAAAGTGGAAGTTCTGAACGAGGTTGGATTTCCGGTAATTTCAAAGAAGATAGCAGGGCGCATTGATTTGCTACAGCATCCTTCGGAAGATAACAAAACGGTCCGCCATGCAATCATTACCGGCGAATGTGGGGAGCAAGGACATTTTGCGAAGAATAGCAGAATGCAGCTACCCAAAAAATGGCTTAATCTGTTTGCGGGAATGGCAAATGCTGAATACGGGACTTACTACAAAGAAGCCCCTTTTCTTGTATCAAATAAATGTTGCTATTATCTGAAAGAAAAACCTTGTGATGATTGGGCAAGAGATCATAACAGCTACCCATTCTTGGGAATGATGGCCAGCGAGGGAGGCCAGAGAGAAGAAGCCCTTATTGACCACGGGTGCAATTATTACGGCAAGACTGTTATGAGAAGCGCACCGTTTGCGCCATTTCTCAGGCAGGATATTTTGCAGCTTGCTCTTGACCTGAAAGTACCAATACCAGAAATATACGGAGCAATAGCACGTCATTCGAATGGAGTATTATATACTACTAAAGCACAGCGGACAGGGTGCAGCATGTGCGGATTTGGAATCCACATGGAAGAACGTCCACACCGGTTTGATAGGTTACGTGAGAGGAATTATAAAGAATGGTATTTCTGGATGAACGAGTGTTGCACTGATCCGGAAACCGGAGATAAATTTGGATGGGGGAAAGTTCTGGATTGGATAGGGATAGGCTGGAGAGATTTTCCGGCAGTACAAATTTCCCTCTTTGATGCGGGGTGGAATAACAATTAAATTTAGCAGGAAAGAATTGAAAAAATCCGGGCAAAGCGTGAAACTGCTATGCCTGAAATTCAGAAGGAGGAAATATGAATAAATTTAAAAAATATTGTCCAAATGTTTGGGTGGCAGAATGTGATGAAGAATATGAAAAGGGAGAAATCATTGAACTTGAAACCAAATATGGAAAAGAAGTTGAGTGTGA